AGCCGGCGAGAGATAGGGTCGACCAGCCAGTCGCATAATCGAGGTTACTCGACTTGGTCAGGAATTGGCCCGTAGTTCCGCCAGCAGGGACGCCCACGCCGGGAGCTCCTGGGACGCCCTGAGGGCCAGCGGGGCCGGCGGGGCCGGCGGGGCCAGTCGCGCCAGGGGTGGCGACGGTGCCCGACAGCGTTCCCGCGATCAGGCTGTTGAATGTTCCGTTGATGGTCGCCATGTTAAGCTTGAGTGATGGTCTCCTGGATCTGCACGCGGAAGATGGTCGAATGCGTCACGGGGCCGCCAGGGAAGGTGAAGCGGATGTCCCAGCTCGCGAGGCCGAGGGCCCAGTCGGCGGTGTCACCGGGGAAGGTGGCCGTAAAGGATAGGCCGTTGCCAGCCAGCACGATGACGAGGGGGTATTCCTTGCCGCTCCGATCGCGGAGGGTCGAGGCGATGGTCGTGCCGAGGAGATTGGCGGGCTCGCCGGCCCCGGGAACCCAAGTCCAGACGCTGGAGAAACTGTCCCCTCGGGAGAATACGGCGGTATTGGAGCAGCTCATCGGGTCTTCTTAACCCTGCGGAGATTGGCAAGGGGGCCTCAGAATGACAAGGTCACCGACGAAACCGTGCCCAGCGGAGTCGTGCCAATATTCTGGCCGGCGGGGTCAGAGTTGTCATAGGACGTCGGGCCAGTGGTGACGCTGCCACCTGAGCCGACGAACGTGGCGCCGCCTAAGATGGTCGCCTGTTCTTCGATGTCGAGGCCGCTGCCGATGCCAGGGACAAAGATGCCAGACCCGGGGGGAGACTCAAAGAAACTTCCGTAAAAGAATCGCTGAATATCGGGAGCGCCTGGAGTGGGGTTGCCCGTTGAGTAATCGTTATAACCAACGGTGCTAAAAGCCTGTCCGCGGAATAGCCGGTTGCCGGACTCGACAGCGTCGATTGCGTTGAAGCCGGTGTCATAATAGTCGATAGCGTGTCCAGAGTTTCCCCAGTAGGAAGAGCCTGTTCCGTGTTGTCCTGCGTAAACAGCAGTTCGCATCTGGCCCCACGTCCAGACGGTGCCGCTAAATGTCTGCGCTCCGCCGACCGTGATGTAATCCTTCGTCAGCGGAGGCAGGGGCATTAGGATCGGGCGAAGAAGTACTTCGCGACAGCCGACCCGACCTTGATTCGGTCAGACCACTGAGAGCCGCACGTCAGCTGAGTGATTACAATCGGGGTAGCAACGCCGCCCGGATTGGTCTGGTCTTGGTAGGCGACAGCCAGGAGGAAGAAGGCCGAGTCGTCCGTGGCCGTCTGCTGAATGCTCGTCGAGATGATGCGCGGATAAAGGATGTCTGCCTGATCCGTCACAGGGTAGAGGGTCGGGGGGCTGGAATAGTCCGCCGAGACCTTGAGGTAGATATACGAGTAACCAGTGGCCGGGTCGAAGTTGAAGGTCGTCGTCGGGGTCGGAACGTAGTCAAGGCGCTTAGTCGCAAGCGGGGCGATGCCGATCTGAGGGATGACCGAGTTGACCATCCCAGGCGTGCAGCTGAACTTGTAGGTCGTGCCTGAGGACGCGTCGACGATGGTGAACGGACAGACCTCCTCGGTGACCGGGTAGACGGCCCAATGCCCCCAGGGCTTCTCGATGTTCAGGGTCGTGCCTTGGCTCGAGTCCTTGAACGTATAACCGACTCCGGGCTGGATGCTCATCGGTCGTCAGATGTTGACGTAGACGTCAGGCGGCCAGCCTTCCTTCGAGTAGCGGATCTCGTAAAGCACCTTGTAAAGTAAGCCGAACTCCTCGACGTTGACCTGAGAGAGCAAGTTCTGGTTTCCGAAGTCGCCGGTTCCAGTCGGCCCCCATGCGGGAATCAGTTGGAACACGCCCCAAGAGTTTCCACCCGTAGCGGTTCCGAGAAGGGCGTATAGGGCTTGAACGAAGGAGGAAGAACTCGTGTAGATCACGCCCGAGTAGGTGGTCGTGCGGGCGAGATACTGGGTCTTGCCGTAGAGCTCAGGGACGTCCGGGTCGACGAAGCCGATGAAGCGACCGCCCTCAAAGGTCTCAAAACAAGCGCCGTTATAACCTTGGCAGGATGGGACAATGACGGCCTTCCCGGTAACCACGTTGATTCGAGAAACGGGAGGCCCGAGGGTCGAGTCGTCGTAAGCGCCGCCGAAGTCGGAAGGGAGACCGGCGAGGGGTAATCCTCCGTAACCAGTTGCCGCGGTGAAGAAGTTCGGATGGGTCGTGATGTTCTCGGCAGTCAGGCCGTTGGCGACCGAGGTGTTTGCGGTGGTCATTACGCCCCCGCCCACCGTCGGGTCGATGCCGACGTAGTCCACCTTGACCGTCTTGAACTGTAAGTTGTCGTAGCTGATGCTCGACTTGTGCGCCTTGAGGTAAGTCAGGCCGCCGAAGTCCAGGGGAGCGCCGCGCTGCGTGACCGGGACGGCGGTCGCCCAGTCGCATTTGTAGGTCGCCGACGCGGTGACCAGTCCGAAGCCGTCCGACATGACGGTGATCCCTGGCTGGATGAACTCGGAGGAAAGGACGTTGCCTGTATTGACGATAGCCATGGTAAATTAAACGGCCCCGATTTTCTGGAGGGTTACAGGGACGGCTTCAGTGAACGGAGAAGGAACCATGCCGCCGCGGTTGATGAGGGACTGCTCTTGAAGGATGATCTTAATCTCCTCGAGGATCTCATTCTGGCGGGTCATCTTTTCCATGACCGGGTTGGCCCCGACGCCGACGACCGTGCCGAAGCCTTCGGGGCCCTTGAATGAGCCGGCCTTTTTCTCGGCGTCCTTTTCCTCGAAGATGGGTTTGAATGCCTTGCCTTCAGGGGAGTTGAGAAAAGCCTCAAGAGCCTTCTGCTGGAACTCAGGCGAGCGAGGCATCATTTGCATGGCAGCAAGCGTGCCGCCTTCTTCCATATATGGCCCCCTTTTGATCGCCATATCCATGGCAATCTTCTGACCTTCGGGAGTCTTTAAGAACTCACGGGCCATCTCGACGCGGCCTTCTTTGGCAAGTTTCATCTCTTCTTCTCGCGCCTTCTTGGCTTTGAAGAATTGGGCCATCTTGGCCTCTTCGGCGCTCGCATAAACGGTCTCGCCCTTGGCGATCAGGTCGAGGCCATCCTTCGCGTCCTGCTTTGCCTTAGCCATCGCCGAGCTAATCATTGAGATTGCTCCCTGAAGGAGAACCATAGGGGCCGCGAAACCTAGGAAGATGTCCTTGAATGATGTGCTGAACTTCTTGCCAATGTCCTCGACCTGTTTCCCGAAACCAGTCGTTGCCGTCTTGGCCTTGTCCATAGCCTGGGGGACGTCGGACGTCGTCTTGATGTTTACGGTAAGGTCTTGGGCCATAGTCTCTTTACCCTGCGGGATTGGCAACGGGGGCTTCCCCTTCGCCGGCCTTGAGCTGCTCTTCGATATAGGCCTCCTCCTCCGGCGACATGATCGCCACGTCGACGCCCTTGCGCATGGCGAAGGCCGCGTTCAGCCATACGGCCTGACACTCGGGCATCTCCCACGCCCGCTTCTCGTCGATGCCGTTCGCCACTAGGTTTGCAACGATGCTCATCGGCCAGGGAAGACCCTTGTTCCCGCCGCTCTTCTTCTGATCCTGCTCCCAGAACTTCGGCCAGTCGTCGACTAGGATGTAGCCGGCGAAGGCGTTCAGGAGCATCTCGAACTTGGCAGGGTTGTCGTTAAGCCGTGAGAGTCGTAGGCGGTCAATCAGGCCGACCTCCCCGAGCGGTTCCTCGGCGCAGACCTGACAGGCGAAGAGTAAGTCCGCAGGGGTGATGCCGCGGGAGCCGGTGACCAGGGGAGAGTCGAAGGCATGCAAGCGCACGCGGTACTTGAGGCACCACGGGTAAAGAGTTCGACCCAGCAACCGAAAAGGCGCCGGGTCGATGTGGGCATTCAGGAAGCGACGATCCACTCCCTTGAGACTACGCCCCTTTCGGGGGTGTCAATTAGTAGGTGATATCCTCGTAGGACTCGGCGGTGACCGAGACGCTGACGAAACCTTTCGAGCTGCCGCGGTCGTCCACTTTTGTGATGACTCCCGAGAAGCTGACCGAAGCGGAGCCGCCAGGGTAAGCCGAGGCGGTCTTCGCGGTGAAGGATAGGGTCGCGCCGAGCTGCGGAACGGACGTGAGCTTGGCCACGCCCTCGACGGTGATCTCGGAGCGGCGGTCGTCGTAACGAGCCGTTACGGTCAGGCCGGACTCATTCACAACGGTTCCCGTGTTGTTGAATCCAGAGCTGACTGAGTAGGACTGCACAAAAAGGGAGGCCACTTGGCCGGCGCCGATTCCGTAGAGGCAGACAACGCCTGTGTTTACTTCGCTCATCTTACTCCTGCTTTAATTGGCAACCTACTGGGGGTTCAGGCAAGTGAGGATGTCGAAGGCGAAGGAAGTCGCCCAGGAACGCTCGTCAATGCCCTCGTCTTCGGAGCGATAGGTGACGTCGTAACAGAGGGCGTCGCCGGTCACCGCGAAGGCGTTTTGGATCAGGCCGACGCTCCGCATGCAGTCAGACAGGGCGGCGCATCGGGCACGGTGGACGGCGAGTGTCGTGTCGTCGGCGTTAGAAAAGAGGGTGATGCGGACGGAGCAATCGAAGTTGCCGAGGCCTTCGGGGAGGTCGCCAGGAGCCCGGGCGGAGTCGCAGAGCACGACGGCCTTGGGTAGGGTCTGGGTCGCGGCGCTGTCACCCGTGAGGATGGCCACGCCGGCGAGACCAGCCTGGGCGGTGAGGTAGGTCGCGAGCGTGCCCTCGACGATGTGGCGGATGGATTTGGTGAAGGCCATGTTATTTGCGGTTAAATTTGTTGATGGGCTTTCGCATGCGGTAACGGATCATCGCGGGCATCTGCTTCACGCGGTTGCCGTAGACTAGGCCGAGGACTCCGGCGTCGTCGGCGATTGCGTTGATGTTGCCTAGGGTGTTCGTCACGGAGACTTCGGCGATCTTGTCGGTGAAGGCCGTCACGTTAGTCCCAGGGACTCCAGAATGCGAGGTAATCCAAGAGGCCTTGCGCAGCTGGGCACCGGGCTCGCCCTGCTGGCCGTTGTTATCCTTAGGGCGGGGGAGACTGGCAAGGGCCTTGGCCCAACCTGACTTGACCGCCCCGACCATGGCTTGACGGCGTTCAATGTATTCCTGCAATTCGGACTTGTCCTGCACGAGCAGCTTGGCGGTGACCGGGCGGCGGCCCTGCTTGATGCGTCCGCCGAACTTACCTTTGACCTGGTCATGGATTGTCCGCAGATCACGGACGAATCCCTGCGTGCCATACTCGCTCTTAATGGGGTTGGCGCGGTTCAGGAAGTTCTTGGCCTTGGCAAAGGCCCGCTGCTTGTCGGCGTCGTTCGCAATCTTCGAGAGGACGCTGCGCTGGCCGAGCATGCCGGAGAGTCGGCCACCTTCGGTAAGGCGGGAGAAGGTTCCGAAGTCGCCGGCCTTGACCGCAAAGGCTATCTGGTTGACGAGGTTTCCAGCTACGCCCTTGGCCGAAGAGTCGTTTGCGGCCACGAAAATCTTGGAGATGTCGCCGGCTACGGCGCCGAGGCCCGCCTTCTTGGCCGCAGGGGTAAGGCCTCCTCCTCCGCCCTTGACCAGCGGGGGCGTGAAGTTGGCCGCATCCTGGCAAGCAAAGGCCGCTTGCTCGAGGACGGCGTCGCGCATGGTGATCTTGGTCGCCGCGGCGAATTGCCGACAGGCCTCCACGAACTGAGCGAGGGACTTCGGCTCAATGGAGACCTTAGCCGGCATTACTGGTTGTCGTCGATAACGACGAGGGTGACCCATGCCGACCCGGGCTTGTAGGTCTGGGTCGTGATGCGGACGTTCTTCCCGCCGGCCACGATCTTCTTGCCCTGGGCGAGGGAAGCGATGGGGGAGCCGCCGACGATGATGGCCGTGGATGCCCCCGTAGACCCATCTGGAAGGCTCCAGGAGGCCGTTGCGGCGGGGAGGCGGACGGTGTACTGGGTTCGCTCCATATACCCCCCTGCTTCGAGCACGGTCTGCACGGCGGGGTCGGAGATGAGGCAAGCGAATGTAATCGCTCCAGAGTTGGCCGAACCGGCTACGCCGAAGTCTGCGATCATCTCCTTCGCGTCAGGCAGGAACTCAGAGTATAAACTCATAACCCTGCGGCCATTGGCAAACAGGCACAAAAAAGGGGCCCCTTGCGGAGCCCCCGTTTTCGATGTCAGGCCGCTTAGGCAGCGGTGACGTAGCGGACAGCACTCGTCCCACGGCCCTTATTGGCGCCGATGAGGATCTGAGCGATGCAGCGGATGTTACCCGTCTCAGCCTGACCGACGAGAACCTGGACGGAGAGACCCGACTCGGCGGTGGCGACGCTGGCATTGAAGCCGGCGATTTCAGCCATCGGCACCCCAGTCGCGACCAGCAGGGAATCCGGGCCCATGGCCACGCCCGCGAGATTCTCGACGTTCGGGATCTGGTTCCACTGGTAGATGTCCATGCCGGCGACCTGACCGACGTTGCCGGTGGTGACAACGGTGTTGGCGCTCGGGTTGAGGGAGCTGACGAGGGAGGCGGAATTGCGGAGGGCCTTCAGGTAACCGTTGCCGACGAGGAAGGAGCGAGGCTGACCAGCCTTGGCGCCGTCGAGGAGGAACTGAGCGTTCACCACGTCATCATAGCCGAAGTCATTGACGGTGACGATTTCTTCCGTGGGGAAGTTGGCGGTCGTGAAGACGGCGCCGATTTCTTCCCAGCACTTGTCGACGATGGCCTGAGCGGCGGTCTTCGCGTAAGCGTTGATGAGGTACTGCATGCCGAACTCCTGGATGTCCAGGGGGCTGAACTCGTCGACGTACTTGAAATGTTTCAAGGTGACCGAGGAGTTGCTCATCGTGGCTCCGTCAACATCCGCGAGGGTGTTGGAGGCCTTATTGAACTCCGATGCAACGCCGCTGCCCATGATCGGGACGAAAACGGTTTTGCCCGCGCGGCCGACAGAGGCCGAGAGGTTGACGGAGATGTTATTGAGGATGGGGAGCTTGCCGGCGACAGTCTGGACGATGTAGTCAGACAGGATAGCCGGAGCGGTAGGGAGGACGGTAGCCATAGTAGTGTGTTAGGGAGTGAGGGTTAGAGGGAAATGAGAGCGGCCTTGTGCGCGTTGAAGAACGCGATGCGGGCCTGACCAGGAGGGAGAGCGAGGTAAGCGGCCTTGATGTCGGCGTTGCTCATCTTCACCGGGGAGTCGCCCTTCGGAAGTTCGACGGGCTCGGTGCCGAAGGAGGCGACGATCTTCGCGGCTTCCTTCGAGGCGGTGGCCTTGGAGCCTTCGAGCTCGGCGACCTTGGCCTTCAGCTCGGAGGCTTCCTTTGCGGAGGCTTCGAGGGCGGCGGTCAGTTCGGCGACCTTGGAGGACGAAGCGGCGGCCTCGACCTTGAGGGACTCCAGTTCGGCGGAGGCGCCGACGGTCATCTTCTCGACGGTGGTGCGGAGGTCGTCGCGTTCAGCGGTAAGGCCCGCAAGCGAGGCGGCGGCCTGGACGAGTTGCTCTTCGATGGTCATGCTAGTCCTGCGGAAATTGGCAACCTTGGCCGAGGGGACGACGGCCTCTTCGACCTCATCTTCGACCTCATCTTCGGACTCTTCGACGACTTCAGGGACATCCTCGGGGGCCATGACTTCGACGCCCAGGGCGGCCACGGCCTCGCGGCTGTCGGCGCGGTTGTCGATGAACAGGTCGACGCGCTCGCCCTTGTCCAGGCGTTCCTTGATGACGCGGGCCTTGAACGCCGGCGCCTCTTCGGAGCCGTCATTCATAATCAGCTCCTGATACTCGAGGCCAGTGGCGGCGAGGTCGGCCACGGTCTTCTCGCGGTCGGACTCCGGGCGGTTGGTCAGGATGACCACCTCTTCGGCGGTCTCGTCGATGAAGTCGATGACGCGCTCGACGGGCTGGCCGTCTTTCAGAAGGGTGTCGTCGATGTCGGTGAAGATGCGGGGCATAAGATTAAAAGGATGCGAGGGCTTTGGAGAAGGAGTCCGCGAGGCCGGTGACTAGGCCCTGGGCGGCGGCTTGCTTACCGGAGAAGACCTGACCGCGGAGGGCGGAGTCGGCGACCATCTTGCGCTTGGCACGGATGGCGGCCTTGAAGTCTTCGTGGATGCCGTCGACCGAAGCCTGGAGATCGGCCATCTGCTCGTCAGAGAGGGACGTGCCTTCGATGCCGGCGCCCTTGAGCGGTGAGCCAGAGGACTTGATGACGACCATGCGCACGCCCTGGGACTCGTAGAGTTTGGACATGTCAGGGATAGCCATGTAGACGCCGACGCTGCCGACGGTGGCCGAGGGGGAGGCGACGACGCGGTCTGCCTGAGAGCCTAGCCAGTAAGCAGCCGAGGCCATCTCGGAGTCAGTGTAAGCCATCGTCGGCTTGCCCACGTCGCGGATCTTGTTGGCGAGCTCTTCGACGCCGGTGACCGTGCCGCCAGGGGAAGAGATATTGAAGGCAATCTTCTCGACCGCAGGGTCGGCAGCCATCGCGTCGAGCGTGGCCGAGATTTCATTGACGTCCGTCACGCCCATCATGCGCTCGAGAGGGCTGACGCCCTTGGAGATCAGGCCGACGATAGGGATGACGCCAACGCCGTTCTGGATATACGGGGCAGGGGCCACGCCGAAGATCTGCGCGAGCATGTCGGAGAAGCCGAACTTCTCGGCCATGACCGCGAAGTCTTGGGCCTTGGACGGGTCGATGAGCATCGGCTCACGGCCCTTGAGAGCATGGGATAGGAAGCGGGTCATTTCTTTTCGTTAAGGTTGGTGCCGGGAAGCGGTTCAGCCTGGTCGACTTGGGCGACCGTGCCGAGCGGGGTGTTCGTCGGACGGAAGAGCAGCTCGAAGGGGATGCCGTACTGCTTCGCAAGGTTCTGAATATGCGCCATGTCGGCGGCTCGCTTCTCCATCTCGGAGCGGAAGTCGAGGCCGCGCTGGCCGTAGAGCTCAGACATGGACATGAGACCCATCTCGATGTCGGCCCGGTCATTCGCGGCCTCGCGGCCAGCGTCAACGGTGACGGACTTAGGGGTAGTCCAGGAGGCGTCGAACCAGCGGGGGTCGTCAGGGATTTCTCCCCGGGCGATGCCGTCGGCGATGATGTACTCCCAAGTCGGCTGGCAGAATGATTCGATGATCATGTTCTGATACTTGCCGAAGACGCGGGCGGCCTTGGCCGTCACGAGTCGGACTCCAGCTCCGCCGGCGGCGGTGACGTCCTTGACGAACTCGTACGGGAGCACGGAGCAAATATCTTTTTCGAGCGCCGCAAGGAATCCGACGAAGGTGCTGTTCGGACGCTTTGACTCGAAACTTTCAAAGCGATCAGAACTTTCGAGCACAATGGTCTTGCCGCCCATCTGGCTGGCGATGATCTCGGCGTTGTTATGGTTCGAGGAAATCTCGGAGGCCGCGTCATCGTCGAGGAATCCTGAGCCCTTGTAGATAACGCGATTTACGTCGCCGTTGTCCTTACACGCCCTGCGTTCGATTTCGAGCAGCTCCTTGACATCCTGAATAGCATTGAGGCTAGACTGAAGCACGGGGACGCCGCGAGAGCCTGAGGCCGTCTCGATGTCCATGACGTGCATGACGGACTGAGCCTCGACCTTGCGGGAGGAGCCGTCGGCTTGGTAGACGTAATAGCAGTTCGGCTCGTTATACTTCCCGAAGCCGATGCCGTCCCAGCAATCAGCCGGGGTGTCGCCGTCGGCAGGGTCTCCCACGCGGTGGGCCTCGACGGTCTGGATCTGGGCACGGTCGCCGTTGACGACCTTAAGCACGAAGGCATCGCCGTCGCGGAAGGCCGCACGCATCAGCACGCCCTGGCACTGGTAAAAGGATTTGCCGGAGACGTCGATGCGCTTGGACTCGCGGGCGAAGTACTCCTCGTGCAGTCGGGCGACCTCAGGGTCGGCGGCATGGGACTGCGGACGGATGCCGTCGCCGACGACGTAGATGCAAACGTCGTTCAGGATCTGGCGGAAGAGCGCGGACTCGCGCTCGGCCCAGCGGCACTTCTTGACCATCTCGTTGCGATCCCAGGGCGAGAGGTCGCGGCGCATGTCGTCCGGCTGCGGAGCGTAGATGACGCGGCGGGCGTAGGTCTGGACGGTGCTGCCCCACTGGTTGCCGCTGTATTGATTGTTGAACGTGGCCCCACTCGACGCGGCCTGAGGCGCGGTCGTCGGCTTCTTCCTCGCGGAAGACTTGGCGGGCTTCGGGTCTTTCTTGCGGGGGGCCATAGATTATTCGTAACGGTTATCCCATCGGGTGTAAACCATCGTCGAGCGTCGACCATACTTGCCAGGGTCGAGGCGAGATAGGCCGAACATCGCCTCGTTCAAGACCTCCTTGGGCGTCATGCCCGGGAAGGCCTTGGTCGCGGAAGAGCCGGAGTCAGAGTATGACATGAGGGTCTTTCCGTCCATGATGAGCTGAAGGGCCTTCGCCTTGAGGTCGAGAAGCTCGCATTCCGTCAGGCCGATGAAGATACCTTGTGCCATTTAATCTTGCGGTAATTGGCAACGGAGGGGGCGGCGGCGCCCATATCCACGCCACGAGCTCTTCTTCCCGCAACTATCGGCGCCGCCGCTTAGGTGAAGTGTCCCCGAGTTCACGCGGAAGGCAAGTCGGTTTCGGTTGTTTCCTTCCCGACGATGCCCCAACGGACGGCAGCCAGGAGGCCGAGCAGCTCGCAGTCGAAAGCGTGGTTGTCCTTCTTGCCCTGAGGGAGCAGCCACTGGGGCTTCCCCGTGCGCCTGTCCTTCACGCGGACTTCGGCATTCATCTGGTCGACGTAGTCCTGGCCGGCGTCGAGCGAGTAGGTGAATACTTTCCGAGAGCGTAGGCCGTGCAGGAGGTCTTTGCCGGCGAGGTTCGACCAGACGATCAGGACGGCCCGCGCCTGAAGACCGGGCACCATGATGGCCTGTTTGTCGGAGTAGAAGCGGCGTGTGGTCTTCCCGTCCTTAGTCGTGACCGAGAAGTCTTCGTTGCCCGACCCCTTCGCACACTTCCAGCCACGGGCCGCGGTCTGGCGGTAGACGTCCGTAGCCTGGTCGCCGGAGTCCACCATGACCATGGCCTGATGCACGCCGTGCTTCTTCACGAAGGCCTCGAGGTCGTTCCATGTGTCAATCTTAGCGAAGGCCTTGAGGCGGCTGTGCCCGGTGCGGCTCCACCGGCGGATGGCACAATAAAAGAAACCTCGCTGCACGTCGATGCCGGCCGTGCGGAACGGGAACGAGCCTTCGGGCGCTCCCTCGCGGTCGACGACCCTGCCCTTCGGGGTGATGACTGACTCCCCTTCCCAGTCGTCGGTCATGTTGTAGTTCGCGGCCTGGGCGATGTTCACGATCTCGCCGCCCTCCTCCGCCCAGCTGAGAGCCAGCCGCTTCTGCTTGAATTGGCGGCGGGCCTCCTCGTCTCCGTAGATGTCCGCGGCCTCCTTCGCCTTGATCATCATCACGGCCAGTTCGCCCCAGCTCATCGTCGCTAGGCTGTTCCAGTGTAGGCCGATATGCCCGGAGTTAGCGGCCGAGGCCGTAGCCACAAAGGCGCCGCGTCGGTTGGCCTCGAGGCGTGTGGCGTTGTTGTCGGGCAGTCGCTCCTGGCAGCCGGCGCATTCGTACGTCGTGCCGGTGCTGACCTTTTGCAAATCCCATGTGCCGGTCTGCTTCGCCTCGTCCGGGAACCTGACCTGTTCCCAGACCCATGGCTGGAGCGTGTCACATCGGACACACCGAAAGTTCCAGTCGCGTTGATCGGTGGACTCGTGCAGCTGATGGAACTCCTGCCCTGCCCGTCCGCCCTGGGACATGAAGATGCGTTTGCCCATCCAGCCGAAGGCGGTGACTCGTGCGCTCAGTTCGGCAAGGTGCCCGGGCGGTGCCATCCAACATTCGTCTGCGATGGTATAACGCAGGGACAGGCGTTGAAGGTTGGACTCGTTCCACAGGCCGCGACAGTAGAGCGTCATGCGGTCGAAGTCCGTCGTCGTCGAGCGATCCATGTCGTCGACCGAGATGCGGGCCTTCACCGGCGGGCAGTTGTTCCACACGGGCCGCATGTAGCGTAGGGCGAAGTCCTTTGATTCGGCATCCGTGCTTTGAAAAACACAGGTAGGGCCGGGAGCGTTTGCGATGATGTGGCAAGTAAACAGGCGGGCGAAGAGGGACTTGCCGGACTGGATGCTCGCGAGCACGGTGAGCATCCGCGTCTCAGGGTCGGCGGCGATGCGCAAGGCCTCGGCGATCCAGGGCGTGCGCTCCGATCGGAACGGCCCGGGCATCGGCGAGTCAGGGATGGCGAGCACGTTCTCCTCGAGCCACTCGACCACGTCGCCGGAGTCGGACGGCTTGAGCACGTCACGGCCTACGCGGAGGAGGTCAGTCTTGTTCATCGTTCGCGGAGAGGTCGGCCTTCGTCTTGCGTACCCAAGTCTCGAGCGCCTTCACGGCCTTCGCCGGGTTCTCGGGATTACACCCTTCGGCCACGTCGAGGGCCAGCTTGTCGAGTCGGTTGACGACCTCGCCCATCAGTTGACGCATGGCCTCCGTCGCTTCCTTCGCGGCGATGTACTCCTTCGCCAGGATGAGCCGGCGTTCTTGCTCCTCCTCGAGGGCGACGAGCGTCTTTAGGCTCTGGTTGTATGCGGTTTGATACTTCCCTTGATTCGGGTCGCCTCCCTCCATCGACGCAAGCCAGACGCCGCGGGCTCGACCGACGAGCGCCCGGTGTTCCGCAATCGTGTCGGAGAGCGTTCCGTCGTCGAGCTGCGCCGGCGCGGCCTTCGGCGCCTTCGCCTTGCGCTGCTCCTCGCGTTGAGCCCGCCATGCCAGGGCGGCTTCGATGCTGTCAGTGGGAAGGCCTTCGCGTTTGAGCACGCTCACGCGCTGCGGCGTGATGTTCAAGGCCGTCCCGATCTCGAGGTTGCTGAGTTTACGCGTCATGGCCGAGTGCTGGAGTTCCCCCGTTTGCTGTTTTGGTCAAAACCTTCTTTTCCCCTCGTAAAAAAGAGGGGCAGGTGTCGTCCAACGCGGC